TGTTTCTTTGTAACATTATACATCACATCTAAGAAGTGTTGTATTGTTTCGTGCATTGCACTACCGAAAATTGTGTGGATGTTTGCGGATGATGTTCCTAACTTATCAATATAATTTAACTTATATTGTTCTTGACAAGTTGAATACATTCCATATTGTGAGTAGCTTACTTTTGCCATTTATGTTTTATTTACTATGTAAATATACGAAAAATTTTGTTAAAAAACAAGCTTTTTAGGAGCTTTTTTATGTAAAGAGTTTTCTGTAACAATACCTGTAATAGTTAAACAATACCTTGGCCAGTAGCCTGAATTTGCAGTGGAGTGGTATATTCCCTCTTCCCAACAATGAATATCACCAAGTTTCCATTGGTGAATTGCTGAATTACCAACTAGTACATGATGTCCCCAATTCCAATCGTTTAGTTGTATTAGATATCGGATTACTTCTGTATCATCAGGTACTTTTGCATAATTTCTTCTGTAATTGTTATATGAATCTCTATGCCATGGAATTATTTTACCACTTGGTTGTTCCAAAAACATTATCTGTGGATTATCTAAACCACTTAGTTCTGCCATTTTGTGAAATATAGGAGGAAGGTTTCTTGTTTGTCTACCACCAGTATTATGTTCATCATAACCTGCTTTTTCTAAATCGTTGTGATATCCTTCCATGAAATCTTGAGATTCTTTATTGTAATAAGTTCCTTTTATTCTTGTTTCTGAGAAAGTATCTTCATCTGATAATAATACATCTACAACACTTTTTACTGAAGATTCTAATTTATCTGATACAAATCTACCAACATATTGTACATCTTCAACTTTCTTTTGAGAATCGAAGTGCCAATCGAAATTTTCTTTATTCCAATTCCAATATGAATCCATTACACTTTTAACTTTAATTTAGTTATTTCTTTTTTGTCAATACCATACTTTTCACAAATATACTTTACATTCTCTCTACCCTCTTTGGTTGCATAAAATATTTCTAAATAATCTAATGCTTCATTTTTAGAACAAGTGAACTCTTTAGTTATTAATTCTACTAACCAACTTTCGTATTTAACTTCACCTTTTCCTTTTGTGTATTTAAGAAAATACCTACCCTTTGGTAGTAATCCAATAAGAGCAAGATATAATTGTTTTGGTTCTAACACTTGAGTATATGGTTGTATTTCAGAAAGAACCTGAATCCAATCTTTATTCATAGATAAGAAACGATGAATCATATAATTACTCCATGTTTTCTTATCACCTTCATCAAGTGTATCCCAATACTTTGGGTCTTGAAATTGTGTAACTGCTTTTATGTGGTCAAATAATGATTTAGTTTTTGCCATTTCCTTTTAGTTCATTGGGTAGTAACTCTTGATTTATCTCACCACAATCTCCACATAGATATAATTCTACTGGTATGATTGCATCATTTGGTGTACCTGTTACTATCTTAGAAATCTTTAAGAACTTAGTACCTGGTATAAATACTGTACCACCACATTCTTGGCATGATATTTCTTTTGCCTTTGATAAATCTATTTTTGGTTGTTGTGGGTTATTACCACCTCCAATTATTTTTGCCATCTTTTTTTTATTTGTTCTTCGTTTTGCTTTCCCATCTCTTTAATAGATTCCCATTCTTCATTAGATACATCTTTACCTTTTATTTTTGCATCTAACATGGCCATCTTTTTTAACTCATGAGAGTTGAGAGGTCTTGTTTTAGTTTTAAGATATGCTGATTTTGAATCTAAGTATTCTAAGAACTTATCAAAATCTTCTTTTGCAATCTTATCCAACTCTTCATCAGATATTGGATTATTTGGGTCATATTTCATAGTTTATAATTTACGTTGTAAATATACGAAAATTTTATGAATTATACAAGCTTTTTACTAAATTTTTTATATAAAGTTGATGGAATGAAATCTTTATCATCACTCATCTTCTTAAATTCTTTGTTCCAAGGATATGGATGTAAGTAATTTTCAAATTCTCTCCTATTATGTAGGGTTCTATGTTGTTTCATAAAATCAACACTTTTTAGTGATTCTAACCACTCTTCTGATAATTTATCTAACTTTTTATCAAATATAGATTCTAAGTTAAGTATATCTTTAAGTCTAGGATAAACAACTTCTCTTGCATATCTTAGACATAAAATAGGATTCATGTGATAATCTTCCATAGGTTCATTTTCTTGTCCTAATGAAATATGTCCAAATTCTTTATTCATATTATCTATTGAAAAGAATTCTAAACAAGGTTGTAAGAAATTATCTTTTGATAATTCTTTTATATCATCTAAATGTGTAGAGTTATTTATAAGTTTGATTCCCTCTTTATAAATGTGATTGGGAACAGTTCCTATTCCTGGTTCTCCTAAATTACCATCAAACCAAGGGTCTAACATATGATTCATAATATAAGGTATATTAAAAGAATCAAAGTGTTTTTTAGTAGTGTATAGGTAATTTCTAAATTCTGTGGAAAATTGTAGTAAGTTTAATTCACTCAAGTCATCTAGTCCATCATCTTCACTAAACGTACCTAGTGTATTCCAATGTTCATTACCAACTCCCATCCAATCTCTTCGTGGGATACCAGTCCATTGTATATAAAAAAAAGTATCTGAAATATCGTTATCTTGAATGTAGTTAAATATCTGATTGAATATGTAACGGTTTCCTGCACCTTCTTTTCCTATGTTTTCATATTCATCAAAACAATAACTTAACCAATCAGGAACAGTAGGAAAGTGCCAGTTTGTAAAACTACATCCTACCGATACTAGTTTTTTCATAATAACTTTAATATATTCTTAACTGTTTTTGGCCCTACTTTTATAGTATGATATGGATTACCTACCTCATCTAATACTTCTTTACAAAGATTATCAATAGCTATTGATTCTTCTAAATCTTGATATCTTTCTTTTTCATTATGAGTACCTTCAGTAGTTCTATCTAAAAGAATATCAATACTATCATATTTTTTGTGTAAATCGATTACGAAATCATGAAAAGGTTTTCCATAAAATTCAGCTGGATAACCATTTGTATAATATCTTTTGTAAATGGTAGAGAATAGAATTGGTGAATCAATCACTATATAATCTACTTTACCATAACATTCTGCTATTCCTCTATGTTGATTAGCAAATACATACAACTGGTCTGATATAGCTGGTATGTTTTTATCCCATGCTAATCTTTTTGGGAATTCATAAGGGTTATTACAACTTATATGTTTCTTTTTTAACTTGTAAGTTATGCCTGCAGCAATTGAAGATTTTCCAATGCCAGGTCCACCATAAAGATTTATTAACTTACTCATTTAGGATAAAGATGTTATAAGTGCATATATGTAACCTGTTATCCCCACTAAGTTTAATAGGGTTAGGTTGTATTGTTTTGTTACTTGTGTTTGAACTGTTATAAGGATTAGTCCAATAATCATTCCTATCTTACCGTAGATTGAATCAATGATTGGTGGAGAGGCCATCATTAGGCCAGTTCCAAAATATATTACACCATATTGGTATAATAATGATTTTAAGTCTTTTTTCTTTTTCATTAGGAAAGGATTTTGTAGTTTGAATAAAAAAAGGGGATGTGGATAACACCCCCTTGTTTATGTTTTTTAGAATCTGTATTTAAGAGATGCATTCCAAGTTCTCCCGAATCCGAACCATACTGAGTTTCTTGTATCAATACCGTTCCATGTTTCTGAAGTTGAAGTTGCGTGAATGTTAGAGTTAGATTCTGCGATATAAATCGTATCTAACAAGTTATTAACATTCGCTCTGAAAGTAAGACCTTTTGCAATGTTTAGAGTTGCACCTAAATCAAGTAAACCATAAGAAGGTAACTTAAGTGCTCCATCATTATCTGGTTGAGTAAACGCTGAATCAGTAATTGAGTAATCAGCATATAATCCATCTACGAATCTATATCCTAAATCTACACTTACTTTACCAATTCTGTAATCTGCTTCAACATAAGAAGTGAATTGAGCTGCATCACCAACTTTCGCATCTTTCAAGTACAATGTACCTGTTCCGATTTGTTCGTTGTTATCATCAAATAATGCTGCTTCGAAATCTTTAGTATATCTCCAATCACCGATTGATAACATACCTCTTAACTTGAAGTTATTAGTTACATAATATTTACCCTCAACCTCTATACCATTGTGTACAACATCGATATCTTTGAATTGTGCAAATCCATCAACACCTTGTTGGTTTGATAAACTTCTTGATACAAATCTATTACCCCATGTTGTAGAGTAAAGGTTTACGTTTACATTCAACTTGTTTGAAGTATATCCATATCCTAATTCTACTGAACGAATTTCTTCGTTTTGTAAATCAGGATTAACTATATTTGCATAGTTAGGGAATACACCATCAAAGTTTGGTTGTCTTGAAATGAATCCAGCATTAAAGAATATATTTGATTTAGAATCAAAGTTGTAGTTTGCACCACCTTTAAGATATCCACCACCTACGTTCTTTTTCTCTGAAAGAGGTAAACCTGGTTGAGCAAAATAATCTTTTCTTTGGAATGATTGATTAGATAAACCTGCTTGTAATACTGCAGTTAGTTTCTCATCATCATTATATTCAATTAAACCATTAACACCTTGCCATCCAACATATCCAATGTTGTAATATGCAATCTTTGGTCCTCTAATACCAGTATCCTTGAAAGGATTTGCTTCTACTAGAGTTTCAATGATTTGTCCTGCTGAATTATCATTACCTGTTGAGTAGTACCCATCTAATCCCATTAGGTGGTTTAATGCTCTGTAATGATATCCTTTATAGTTTCTTAAATCAAATCCAATTGAGTATTTGAATTTACCACTATTAATTTCTAAGTTAGAGATTGCTCCAACCCAGTCATGTGAGTTCATAGATGCTCTTCTAATCAAAGCACTTCTGTTCACACCATCATCTCTGAATCCATTTGAACCTATTAAAGAACCAGCAAAGTTACCAATACCACCAGTATAAGGGTCTGTATTTGATTTGTTAAATGCAACAACTGCATCGAAATCAATAAATCCTTCTGCTGTTCTTGAACCTCTACCATTTTCTAAATAGTGTTCTGTTAAATCTTTTCTGAAAGGTAAGATGTCAGTTTCCGAGTTGTAGTAATTTCTACCTCTTGGACCTGTTCCACCACCTCTACCTGCAGAACCATATAATGATGTAGCTAACTTAACGTTATCAGAAATATCCCAATCCCAGTTAAGAGTTGCTAATGGTTTGTTGTAGAAGTTTCTTCTCATTGAGAATTCTTCTCCATTTAATACACCACCATTTGTGTTCCATCTAGGGTCAATACCTTCTGAACCAAAGTTTTGGTAGTCTCTAATTGAAACCCAAACATCTCTTTGGTGGTGCCATTGACCGGCTCCTAAGATAGATAAATTAACCGCATGTGATGAACCTTCTGGTTCATATCCTAATGCAAAGAAGTAAGTTGTACCAGCACCTGAAGTGTTGTAGATGTATCCATCACCTTGCCATTTAGATAACAAGATAGATGTTGCCCATCCATTTTCACTTTTACCTGTGTTGTAAGCAACTGTTGATTTAAGGTATCCATCGTTACCTGCAACTTGTGTTACTGAACCACCTTCTTCTTTGTCAGCAGCTTTTGTAAAGATTGATACAGTTCCACCTACTGATGGTACTGCTAATCTTGAAGCACCTAGTCCTCTTTGGATTTGGATACCTGATGCAACATCAGTTAATCCAGCCCAATTCGACCAGTACACCCAACCATTTTCCATATCGTTTACTGGTTGTCCATTAATTAGGAATGATGTGTTTCTTTGGTCAAATCCTCTCAAAGAGATTCTTGAATCACCATATCCACCACCTTGTTTAGTAGCGTACACACCTGGTGTTTTGTTCATAACTTCAGGAAACTCTTGGTTTCCAACTTTAAGAGCAATCTCACTTGCTGCTATTGTAGATACTGCAACTGGTGTTTCTCTCACCTTTGCAACATCGATTACTCCTGATGTAACAACTACTTCTTGAAGTGTATTCAAGCTTTGTAGTAGTTCCACCACAATCCCGTCAACCGCTTTTACCTCCGATGATTCATATCCAAGATATGAAACCACAAGAGTACCTCCAGCAGTTGCGGATTCTAAACTAAACTTTCCATCAAAATCAGTTACAACTCCGTTATCAGTTCCTTGAACTAATACGGTTGCTCCTGGTAATGGTGATTTAGTTTCCGAATCTAATACTGTCCCACTAACTTGTGAGAAAGTAATAAATGATGATAACATCATCAATCCAACTAATAATAGTTTTTTCATAATTAAATTTCCATTTTTATTAAATTAAACATAACATATTCATACTACAAATCCTCCTTAATGAAATTATAGTAAATTTTAATATTTTCGTGTATTGTATTTGTGCTTGTAAAGTTCCCCAGATTAGGGGTGTACGTGCTATCGCAACTTTCGTTGTCAATCATATTTTGTAGATTATTCATATAAACCTGATTCATCTGTTAATAACTATTGTATATATCTAAAAAGTTTGTTAAAAAAGTTTATCTTTGTGTTAATTTTTTCTTTGTAATTGCTTAGTTTAGTAACCACTTTATTTCTGAGTATATCATTATAAAGCAACTATCTGTATGATACAACTCATAAACGTAATTTCTTTATCAACAACCAAAGAATCTTTGTGTTGTGATTCCGATAAAATCAATATAATGTTGGAAGTATTAGAACCTCCATATTCATCAACTTTCTCATATAAGAATGTATATAATTCTGTAAAATCTTGTATTCTGGCATCAGCAACAGCCTGTCTGATATTCTTCCATTTGTTTGGTTTCGAATCACTTCCTTTAAGAATCTCAACTACCTTAGATTTAATATCTGAATCAATTACAGAGGTTGTATCGAGTTTTAATTCTCCTTTGGTAGAATTTAACTGACAAGTATTAATAATCTTTCTAATATCAGGATATGAACTGTCAATGATAGGTACAAGGTCTGTTGGTTTGAACCCAACTTGTTCTTTTCCTAATATCTGTGAGATTTGTACTGCTACTTCTTTTTTAGATGGTGGTACAATCTGAAATGTTTGACAACGAGATTGAATCGGGTCAATAACTTTCTCAACATAATTACAAGTTAGAATAAATCTACAATGTTTTGAGAATGTTTCCATCAAGTTTCTAAGGATTGCTTGTGCATTTGGTGTCATGTAATCAAACTCATCTAAGATGATTACTTTCATATCCTTAAAACCAATTGTGGAAGCAAAACCTTTTACTTTGTTTCTGACTGTATCTACATTGTTTTCATCAGATGCATTTATGATTATATAATCACAATTGATTGAATTAACAATTAACTTTGCTAAGGTTGTTTTACCTGTACCTGCCTTACCAAAAAATAAAAGGTGAGGTACATCTCCACTTTGAAGATAATCACTTACCTTTTGTTTTAGATGTTCATTACCAACATATTCTGTTAGTTTACGAGGTCTATATTTCTCAACCCATAGTGAGTTGTTTACCTCTTGATTTGTTGTATCTTCAAAGAATCCCATATTAGAATGAAGAGTTTTTTACTTCTTTACAGAACTCTGATAATCTTTCTAACTTTTCAATCAGAGATTCTTTTCTATTTCTGTCGATATCACCACTATTCATTTCACCAATGATATCTGCTAATGATGATGCTACAATTAGTAACCCATCTTCTTTTGAGTTTAGAAAATTATCTGAGATTCTAAACTTTCTTGCTATTTCTTGTAAGTTTGCCATAATTTAATTTTTTTTGTGGAACACGAAAATCGGTTCGAATTTATATTGTTTACCTTCAAACTCTACTGCGTTTTTGATACCACTCTTGGAGGGGTCTAAACCAACCATTCTGGTCATTAACATTTTGAGTTTACCTTTGTACTCACATCCCAACTCTTTCAATATATCAATTGAATCTTGTTCAAGTGGGTAGTAAGTAGATTCACCGATTTTGATATCGGCGATATTCCATAGAATATATCTATCATTTTTAAGATACTCATAAATTGTTGTTAGAGTAGGTCTTAAAAAGTTATCTCTCCAATCTTCGTATTCACCATATGCTTTGAACGATTGGTTCTCATCTTGTGAATATTGTTCTCTATTAAAGTATGGAGGTGAAGTAAATGAAATATCTAATTTACCTTTATACTTTTGGAACTTTGGATTGTTTGAGATTAGTTCTGAACCATCTTGAAATAGTTCGTATGTATTACCTTGTTTTTCTACATTAAAGAATGATGTAAGTTTATCTGAGAAATCATCTACACAATTATCATTATAAAACTTAGCCATATA